ACACTTTCCGCCCACCCTTCAGTAATAAAAACATTCGCTAATCGATCGGGGAGAACGTATTCCTTCCCTGATTCATATAAGAAAACTCGTATCCCGTCCGGAGAACCCTTCTTGGATACGAGCATTTGAACTTTCATTAACTTATCCTGTGGTGGCTAAAGCAGTCGGAGCAGTCGGAGGATTATGACGAGCGTTGTGCAAAATAGCGGTAACAGAAATTGGAACCGCCCCAACCGAACCGGTTTCATCGGAAAACACCCGAATATAACGTTTGCTCCCGATATATCCAACATTTTGAACCTGTGAAGCAGTAGTGGTGATGGCTGAAAAAGAATTTAATATGTCACTGGCAGTAACCGAACTATAATCAGCCTCAGTTAAGGTGTCGGATTCCTGTAAAATCGGAGTGACATAATTGGAATCCGTATCCACAGTTGAACAGGTTCCAACATTAACGACAATCTCTGCGCTTTCATAATCCTGCAAATCCAAAACCGAAGAATAAGTATCTCCGGTAATGGTTTGAGGAGCCATTAACTGAACAACAGCTATATTGTTATGTAAATCTCTCATCTATTTCACCTCTTATGCGGTCTCTATTGTTCCAATGAGTTCTAATACAAATCCCGGAATATCAGCGGTTGTCCCGTTGGTGACCTTTAATTTCACCACGTCACCGGCAACCAGCGATTTATAGGTTGATAACGCCCCTAAGCTGGTAGCGGTAGCAATCGCAGGAAAACCAACTGAAGCGTTGAAGGTTGCCGTTGCTATACTTTTCGATCCGCTCAACACATCGACAACCGAGGTATTATCATTGTCAACGCTTGCAGCCGTTCCTTGGGAAAGAAGCAGAATATCGATTAGAGTCAACTTGTATCCGGTAGGAACGTAGAAAATCGGCCGGTTGGCAATATCTACATTAGCATCTAAATCCTCAACTTCATAGCTGATAATCCGAACTGGAGCGGCGTTGAGCTGGGCGGCGGTTTTTGATAGGGTTACTCCGGCAATTTTAGCCGTTCCGCCGGAGATAATATCAATCTCTCCGCCGACTACCCAGCGAGCCCCTCCTTGCTCTTGGTAATTTTTAACGTTGTATTCGCTCATCTCGATCACCGCCTTATGAAGTGGCGATCTTGAGTTTTCTGATCGCTTCGGCCAAAACTACTTGTCCGCCTACCCTTTTACGTGCAGTAAATCGACACTTCCCGCTTGAGGCTTGAGTCAAGTTGTCTCGGGTAATGGAAATGGCAATTCGATCAATGATCTTATAGCCTCGCTTGAAATCGCCCAAAACTGCTGGATAAGCGTTTGCGGCAATATCGGGCATATCAACACATTCGATATAGGGACGTTCGCAAATTGTTGGAGGAGTTCCTAAGCCAATGTTGGGTTGCCACAAATAATGGCCGTCTCCAGCTTTCAGTTTCCGAATGGCTTTCAAAGTCTGTCGATTTAACAACCAAACCGCATTGTTGGCATAGGCGCTTTTTAAATCGTAGAAAATATCCAATAATCCATCCGCAGTAATCTCATCAGCATCACCGGAAGCAGTTGATTCGATACTGCCGTTAGTAAGGATTCCTTGGGGTTTGCCAACTGAATTTCCTTCAACGAAGGCTTTTCCTTCGGCCACTCCAAACTGTTCGGCACATTCGGCGCTGATCTCAGCTTCCATGTTAAATTCCGAATCTTCGAGATCAGCAAAAGAAATATCAACTATGGCACTCATCTCATGAACTGGTATTTTCTCTAATCCGTAGGTCATGCCGGTGGTTTCGCTTCGAGTACCGGTTTCCGCTACCCACACCGCCGATAACGAACCGGTCTTTTTAGGAAGCTCCACGTCTCGCCGTGAAGTCTGTCGAACAGAAGCCACGGTGCGGATTGGAGAGAATTCCACGATTCCTTTAATAATTTCATTGACATATTCACTTGGTGCGAGATATCCACCAAGGGTATCATCGTAAGTCACAAGAGCTTTCTGCTCAGGAGTGAACGCCTCAACCCCTTTTCGCAAGTACAAGTTAAACGCTTTTTTCTTTTCTACTTCCTGGTCAACGCCTTTCGTTTCCCCTTGAGCTGGACGATTCAATTTGGTTTCCAGTTCGTCCATTCGGGCGTTCATTTTTTCCAGTTTTTCTACTGTACTTGCTAATGCCTCACCGTATTTTTTAATTTCGGCTTCACGCTGGTCGTTGGTTTGTTTAAATTCCTCGAATAACCCTTTTAATTCCACCAGGGTGTTCTTTTCGTCTGCCATGTTTTTCACCTCGTAATATAGCTTTTCATGTCATGTAAAAGTGTTTGTAATTCATCATCAAGCGAGGTTTCCGAGTCGCTTTTGGTATCGGCTGAGTCGTCAGATTGCTTTTCCTCATCAGAGTGGTCATCAACCGAGTCTTCTTGAGGTTCAGCTTTCTCAACGAGGGCCTGAAGAGCAGTAATTACATCTTTTATTTGTGATAAATTCACCGAGGAGAGAACTCTCCCCGATTTAAAATCAGTAGGTTTGATTGATTTAAAATTGGCACTGAGAAAATCGTTGGCCCATTGGTAATAAGCGGAAACATAATTATCAAGGTTTTTCTTGATGTTATAGAGCTTTTCATCAATGGATAATTCTGAACTTCCAATCGTTTTAGGATAAAATATTTCCCAAGTTGCTTGATTTAAAGCGTCATTCAGGTTATAAAGTCTTGAATATAATTCCTGTTGACGTTGCATTTCATTAAAGTTTTCATTAAAATCCGTTGATTTTTTTGTTAATTCATCGTGCTCGCCTAACGAATCTTGAACATCGGATGTTTCTGTAGAACCTTCTTTCAACCCTTCTTCTTTCACGTCTAAAACGTTTGCCAATGGTTGGGCCGGAAAGGTGACTACTGAATACTCATACAGTTTGATTTCTTTCAATATCCTTTTGCCGTCTTTGTATTCCTTTTTCACGGGATCATAACCAATGCTCAACCCCTTTATGGCTCCCTGTTTTAATAAGGAATAGGCTTCTTTCCCTTTCTGAGTATCAAGGTTGAGTTGCCCTCGAACAAACAAACCGCTGGCATCTTCTTTGGCTTCTAACCCAACACCGATTGGTTCATCGGATTTATGTTGCCACAAAATAGGAACTGATCCGCCTGAATGGTCGAGAGTACGCTTAAATGCCCCTCGTTCGATAATGTCATTTTGCAAGTCTTCAATTGCGAATATTCCAGCGTAACCGGTAAAAACTCCCTGATCGTCAAGGTCATTGAGCTTTAACCGGAAAGTTTTTCTTTCCATTGCTGTGCCTCCTGGTGCGGATGTGGGGAAATAAAAAGCCCCAGGCCAAGAGGCTTGAGGCTCGTGATAGGAGAATCAAATAAATTTAAAGAATTAATTCAAGGGTTAAGATCTTCTAATTCTTTTATTTTGGCAATAGCCAAACAATACGCCATGAAAATTATAGTTGCCAAGGTTCCAAAAAAATAACCTATAAAGAACCAAAGAATACTCATTTTTTCACTCCTCCATAACTGCAACCCAAGTACACCGGCAATTTACGTGCTTCGGAATCACCCCTTGGGATTCTTGAATATCATATTTTCTCCCATGTTCTGAAAAACATTCTTCACAAGTTCTTTCATCCTTAGCGGCCCAAAATTGTAATTGTTTCACTCCGGCTTCCTGGTACAACTGCCGGTTACCTTCAGTAAACGCTGATATGGTTTCAGTTCTCGCAATGTTTTCCGCCCGATACCCCTTAGCATCTTCAAAGGTTTCTCTTACTCTCTTAGCCAGATCGTCAACCCCTTCTCCAAGGTCAATTCCATCTTGCAGTGTACCCTTCAGCTTCTCAAGGGTGGTATCGTTAATTCCTTTAATCTTGTTTCCAAGCTCTTCTTTAATCCAATCATTAACCCTGGGGTTGTCGATATTCCAAGCAACTTCAATTCCTAATTCATTAATGGCGGCTTCAACCCCTCCTTTGATAATTTCTAAAAGCAAGGGTTTAGAGAGTTTCCGCAACTTTTTATTCCACTGCTCGATCTCGTATATATCCTCTTTCCTGATAACGGCTTTTCTGTTCTCAATATTCTTTAAAACTTCTTTTTCTTGCTCGTCAAAGTAAGGCTTGAGGGCTTTCTTCCATTTCTTTTCCCATGGGTCCCAATAGTGTTTCCGCTTATATTCCCAGAGTTCAGCGAGTTTTTCTTCAGAGAAGATGGTTTTTTTTTGAGAGAAAGATTTTTCGGTTTCTTCTTCAATCGGTTCTTCAGTGGGTTCTTTTTCTGGTTCTTCTTCTGTTGGTTCCTCATTTATTGGAGTTAAGGAAAAAGGAATATAAAGCCTATCCGCTTCAGGAACTTTTAGGGTTTCAAACCCTAACATCTCTCGTGCTTCGTTCCTGGTAATAATCCCTCGGTCAACCGCTCCAAACATCCGGTTATAAAGTTTATCCTGGTCTTCTTGAAGTGCCTCGATACCGTCTTTGTCATAATCGAGGTATAAGTTTTCTCCCCACAATGGAACCAGCCAGTT